GCGCCGGAAGGCATCTTTACCCAGAATCGCCAGGGCTGCGGGCTGGTAATGCAGCACCTTTTCAATCAGGCGCTTGCCGCCATCGCGTAATTCATCCGGCGCTAACTCATTCGCCTGCACGGTTGGACGCTCAACCAGCATGGTGATGCCACATCCCGTCTCGGTTAACCGCTGCTCCTCTTCCGGTTTAAGCAGCTGTTGAGTAAAACCGGCCAGATGGATCACTTTCCAGAAGCGATTGCCGGGATGGGCAAAGTGATAGCCCTGATGAGCGGTTGACTGACCCGGATTAATGCCACAGAACAGGACGTTCAGATTGGCGCTGATGATGTCGCGGATACTGTGCTCAATCATGCTGCCACCAGTCCGGCGCGCTGCTTCAGGGCGTCACGGCTGCGCTGTAACAGCTGACCGGCATGCTTCGCATCCGGGCAGGCACGCGCCAGCGCCAGCGCCCCGACCATCTCGGCCTGCATACTGGATGCCAGCGCATCCGCATCTTCACGCTCCAGCTCGCGCAGCATCTGCGCCAGGCCGTCATGCAGCGCATCGATACCCTGCGTAAAAATAGAGCGGGTCTGCTCAGGCAGATGCGCGACTTCGCTCACCAGCGCAGCGATTGGGCACCCTTCCGCTGGGGTATTGCGATGCGCCTCGGAAAGGTAGGTATCAATAAATCCGGCTAACCGCTGGCCTGGCTGGGTCACCTGATCCGCTGGCGCAAAACTGCCCGCCTCGGCAAACATATGCTTAAGCACCTCCTGTACCAGTTCCTCGCGTGAGGCAAAATGCGCATAAAAGCCGCCGTGCGTCAGGCCAACCCGCTTCATCAGAGCCGCCACACCAATGCCCTCGGTGCCGGTCTCACGCATAACTCGCGCAGCCTCACTCAGGATACGCTGCCGCGTATGCGCTTTGCTGGTCTGCTTCTCCATATCCTCTCCTGCGGTTTCAGATGCGTTGCTTCTGGCTATTATAGTAATTATTACGCTCATCATATTCCAGCTTGACGGCGCATATGATGATCGTCATATTGGTGTGAATTATGACGACCATCATACGAGGAGTAAATTATGTCAACATCAGGTACGGCGTTAATAACCGGTGCGTCCAGCGGCATCGGCGCAACTTATGCAAAACGACTGGCTGCACGCGGTTACGATCTGATTCTGGTGGCACGCGACGAATCGCGTCTGAACCAGCTGGCGGCGTTACTGAGTGAGCAGCACGCTATTCAGGTTAAGGTGTTGGCTGCTGATTTAACCAGTGAAGAGGATGTGCAGCGGGTAGAGTCTGAACTGGTCACTAATGCCAGCATTACACTGCTGCTGAACAACGCGGGTATGAGCGTGGAGGGAGAGTTCTTTGAGGCGGACATCAACCGCATCAATACCATGCTGACGTTAAATATCGTCACGCCCACCCGGCTGGCGCAGGCCGCTGCCCGGGTCTTCAAAGCGCGTGGCAACGGCATCATTATTAATATTGCCTCGGTGCTGGCACTGGTGCATGAGATGTTCAACGGTGCCTACAATGCCACTAAATCTTACGTACTGACGCTAACGCGTGCGATGCAGCGTGAGCTTGCTGACAGCGGTGTGCAGGTGCAGGCAGTGCTGCCAGGCGCAACCCGTACCGAGATTTTTGACCGTGCCGGCCAGCCGATCAACACCATCCCTGCCGAAATGCTGATGGAAGTCGATGAAATGGATCGCGCACGCGGCACTATGGTGCCTCACCTGTCGCGTAATAAATCCGCTACGCGCTACCACCAGAGCTGATTCCGCTACCCGTCAGGGCGTTTTTGATGAGGGTTCGGCGGCATCCTGCCGTACCAGTTTGAGACCCTGTTACGGTTTATCAGGATATTTGTTATAAAAATCAGCAATTAAAAGCTTGCTGCTTATTTCAGCAACCGGTGGCTGAGTGCTGGATCGCTCAGAAGAGATACTTTATAATCCCCGCTCCGCTGGCCCCTTAGCTCAGTGGTTAGAGCAGGCGACTCATAATCGCTTGGTCGCTGGTTCAAACCCAGCAGGGGCCACCAAATTTTAGCTTTAAAATCAGTTAGTTAAGCCACCTTTTATCGGTGGCTTTTTTGTTTGCCGCGAGGCCATTGGCAGCAAAATGGCAGCAGATTTTTTGCCTAATCCCTAGTCTGAGGCTCATAACATGAAAAAAACCGCTTTAGCGCTTACCCTGTTCGCTTCCCTCAGCGCCCTGGCTGAAGAGGTGCCGAAGCCAGTACAAGAAGTGATTAACGTCTATCAACACTCTTCGTTCTCCCTGGAGAACGGTGTGCTTTCAATGACCATCACAAAACCTACCGTTAATGAAGAAATTGCTACCTCATTTTTTCGCGGGATATGCGATACGCAATATGTTGGGAAAAGCTGGCAACCTTCCCTGATTAAGAAAGTTGTAGTTTTAAACTCTTCTCAGGATCAGGAAGTGGTAATGAACGGAGGCGGCGCTGAATGCAAGAAGTTAGCGCCAATGAATATGAATGAGTCTGAAGGGTATATAAAGTCTCTGATTCAAAAATAAACCCGCATTAGCGGGTTCTTATTTATAACCAGAGCGCGCCCTGAAGTGTTCTGTCAGGATGCGGAGGGGCAGGCTTGACCTTGCCCGGATTCATTATAATTTCTGCCACTGTTTCATGGGACTTGAAGGTGCAACCACAATTGATGTTTTGGCACTGGTTATAGCGCTCCTTCGTTGTCTTAGAAACTTGAAAGCTACTACGCGTATGGGCCGCATTCCCACACAATGGACAATTCATCATAACCCAGCCCCCGAATCTCATTTTGGGTGGATAATACACAAAAAACCCCAATTGGGATACTTCTTATTCCATTTCTAATGAGTCGATTTTTACCTCAAGATCAATGCTTGTTGTATAGCCACTGTCCGCGCTGAGGCTGTGCGTAAGCGTCGTAACAATCCATTCGCCCGCATCTATCTGCTGCTTGAAGCCGCTCACCTTTACCGGCATCTCGGTGTAGAGATCTGCCCGGCCGCGAGCCAGCTGTATAGAAAATGACGCAACCCCGCGCTGCAGGCGCTCCCAACGCATTTTGGCCGCGCGCTCTGCATTAGCCCGGTTTGCATAGGTACGGCTCAGCACCAGAACGTTTTCATCCGTTCCGATCAGGTAATCGCCCTGCTTGGCTTCCGGCTCTTTTTTCTTTGTCGTCTTTTTCCGCCTGCGCTTTACTTTCGCCACCGGTTTTTTTGTCGGTTCGCGGGTATGCAGCCAGCTGGCAATCACGCCGGTGTAGGCGTCGCGGTCAGCCATGGTAAAGCGGTGGCTGTCGCCGTCCTTGCGTTGAATGGTGATCACCGGCAACGCCTTACCGCTGGCCGTTTTACCCTGCCCCTGACGTATGAACAGCAGATTGCCGTTTTTGATAGAGGCTATCGCGCCTGACTGTTTCGCCAGGCGCATCAGAAAGCTGGCGTCAGACTCGTTGGTCTGGTCAAGGTGATCTACGGCCATCTTCGCCACATCATCACCCAGGGCGATCTTCAGCTTGTGGCGGCCTGCGATGTCTTTCACGATGTCACCCACGGTAGTCTGGTGCCATGATTTTTCACGCTTGGTATTGAGCGTCTGCCTGAAGTCGGCGCTGCGGGCGCGCAGGGTCAGCCGGTCAGGCGTGCCGTAATGCTCAATCTCATCCACGATAAAGGTGCCTTTCGGGAAAAGCGCCTCACCCTGCCAGCCGAGCGCCAGCGACAGAGAGACGCCCCGGCGAGGCAGCAGCAGCTGGCAGTCTGCGTCGTCCAGCTCGATGTCCAGCTGGTCAGCCTCAAACCCCCGGTTATCTGTGAGCGTCAGGCTCATAAGCCGCTTCTCAATCTTCTGCGTGATGTCCGCGCCCTCAAGCGTCAGCCTGAAAGAAGGGGAATTTGCCTGCCCGTTTATCCATTTCGTGGCGCTCATGAAAGCAGCCCCCCCATCATGCTGGTAACTTTACCCGCGGCGTCCGTCGCCGCGCCCTTCATGGCTGAGAGCTGATCGCTCAGACTGCCGAACATTTCGCCCAGCGTTTCGTCGGTGCGCTTCAGGGTGAGCGTGAACTCAATGCGCCGGCAGACGCCACTGCTGAAAAACTCCGCTTTGGTCTGGCTCAGGCTCTCGATCACAAACATGCCGTAAATGGTGCCGCTTCCCTCTATCAGCGGCCACGCGCGCCCCAGCTCTGCTATCTGCTCCAGCGCCAGCAGTGACAGTCTGCCGCCGGTAATCTCCGGCAGCAGAACGCCCGAAAGCGTCAGCGTTTCATTATCCGGCCCCAAAAACTGGAGGGACGAGCGCACGCCTACGCGGCTGTTTGACGGAAACCGCCAGCTGCGCTGGATCTGCAGCTCCTGATAAGGGACCGTCTGCAGCATGAAAACGAACATCCCCAGCGTCATCATCATTATTCAATTCCTTCTCTGTCGTGGTAGCTGCTGCGGGCGCGGGCTTTCGCCTGTCGCTCTTTTGCCTCAAGTCTGCGCATAACTTCGTCCGCTACGTCCTGCGCGCTCTGCCCTTGCTGCTGCATGATCGTGATAGAGGCATTAACGGTCACGGGCGACATACTGGCCGCCGGTTGCGGTCGTGCCGCTTCCTGCCGGTATGTCTGCGCGGGCTGGCTCATCGGATGTAGTGGACGCGCAGCCGCTGGCGTGGCGGCCATGCCCATAGCCAGCGCGGCAGAGGCGGCCAGCGCGGCAGTGCGGCGGCGGCTGGTTATGTTGGCCGGGCCGTTCACAATTTCAGGCCCGTTTTCTCCGACGATGCTGAACTGCCCGGACGGAATATGCCCGCCGGTGTCGTACATTCTCGGAAAAGCCGGAAAGCCGCCCGGCGGCAGCGCCACTTTCCCGTCTGCCGTGACCTGCGCCGGGCGTGGTCGTGCTGCCTGCGCCGGTGTGCCTGGCTTGTCGTTGCCGGGCTTTAGAAAGTCCGGCAGGTAATCAGTCAGCGAGGACAGTTTGCTTTTAAGCGCATCCCATTTCTGGCTGATGCCTGCCATCAGGCCATCAATCATCTGCGAGCCAGCTTCCTGAAAGCGCGCGGGCAGCGCCTTCACGTCGGCCACGATTTCATCCCATTTGGTGCTGATGTAGGTGCGGATCGCCGTCCATACATTGCTGACTTTGGTGCTGATGCCGTCCCACAGCGCGGCAAATTTCGGCCCCAGCGTGTCCCAGTTCTGCCAGATATATATGGCAGCCATAGCAATCAGCCCGACCACGGCCAGAATGGGGTTCGCCATCATCAGCCGCCCCAGCCACAGCACGCCATTACCAACAAGGCCAATAGCCTTACGCATGAGTCCAAACGAGGTAAACGCCTGAAGCCCCGTCTTGTTCATAAGCATACGCATTAGCAGCATGGGACCGATTGTTGACGCAAAGACCAGCAATGCCGCCCCTATCCCTGCTGTCACGATGGCAAATCCCGCCGCTATCTTGAACAGCGCCGCCGTCAGTTGTGGGTGCTGTTTTACAAACGTGCCTAATGCGCCAGCGAGATTTCCCAGCCAGTCGGCTACCTGTTTAAGCACTGGCGCGACCGTCTCACCAATTGCAGCCATTGCATTAGTAAACGAGCCGCTCGCCGCATCCCAGCGGTTTGACAATGTCTTTAACGAGGCGTCAACGCGCTCACGCAGAGACGCCTGGTTGTCGAGCTTCGCAGCGGTTTCCCTGTACCCGGCAAGCCCTTTAGCAATCATGTTGTTTAGCACCTGCAGCGTTTCCGCATCGTCGCCAAACATATCTTTGAGCGTCCGCAGCCGCTTCTCGGTGCTAAGCGCCTTTAGCTGATCCAGCTGCGCATACATTTTCTTAATACCGGCAAATTCTCCTTTGCCGTTGGTGAAATCAAATTTCACCCCCGTGCCTTTCAGGTCCTCATTCACCCCTTTGATTTTCTTGTTGTCCATCATGGCCTGCAGCACCTTGCGGTAAGCGTTACCTGCCGAGCCGCCGTCCATACCCTGCTGATCAGCCATCACAAGCAGGGGCGCAAATTCTCTCGCCGCATCGATCCCTTTCTTTTTGATGATGTCCATGGCGCTGCCGATTTTGGAAAATCCCTGCAGCATGTTTTCCGAATCCACGCCCGCATAAAATCCCTTCTGAATGATGTCGGTGAGCGCCATCATGTCCTTTTCGCTGGTCTGCGTGGCGTCCTG